ACGCACCTTACGACCAAAGCGGGTAGCCAACTCGGTATTCATGGTTGCCTGAATGATTTTGAGTTTGGGGTTCCTTCCCAAAAACCAAGCAGGCATCAAATATGACGCTAGTTCAGATTTGGAATGACGGGGTGGCATGTTGACGATGAGGCGTTTTAGTTCCCCCCGCGCCACACGTTCGAGCTTCTCCGCAATAATACGGTGATGGTTCCCCTCAATAAAGTTGTCGTAGACGTGGTGGGCAAACGGCATGAAATGATTTTGTGCCTGATCCCGCCGCTCTATCCCACGAAGGGTTTCTTCCAACATGAGCTTCTTGCGAAGAACGTCATCTGGGATTGCTGCGTACTTATCCATAGGCCGAATGATATTATTTCTGAATGAATTTATCAATCTAACATAGTACATACGTACTCGCTTCGCTCGTACTCTATATATGGGGGGCCCCGGGGGCGCAAACGCAAAAGAAAACCCGACCCCTAGAGCAGTAACCCCAAGAGCCGGGCCGCGCCGCGCTGGTGTATTCAGCGTTGCGGCGGATGCAGACGCGGCTTGCGCCGCGCCTACTATTCACTTGCGCCAGATGCGAACGCCATCATTTACTTTTCGCGTGAGGATGCCAACGCCCATTTTCTTGGCGGCGGCATAAACACGTTGAGCAGATTTGGTGTCAGAAACCAGAAAGCTTTGACCGCTGGTCATGTCTTTCATGAAATCATATTTGCTTGATTTCGGGCCGGTGCTGATGGGCGGCACTGGCACGTTACTTTCTACGATAAACACATCATTGCGTTTCTTTAATTTAGACATTTGATTATCCTCTTTTGTCTTGGTTTGCTTAAACATTATAACATCCTTTTTAATGAGTGCGCGGCGGCGGCTTGCGCCGCCACGCTTTCAGTTAAATGAGGCTTGGTCGAACAAACTTTTGCCAGCTTTCTACTTTGAACATGGCTTGCTGCTCTGGTGTCATTGCTGCATTGAGCAAGTCTGATTTGTAAACCAGATTCATCTTGTGACTGAAATCAACCCGATGAGTGTCGCCAATCAATTCGGCTGGCACATCTTCTGAGCGGTTCATTTCCCAAACAGGAACCATACCGATTAGTTGCTTGCGGATTTCTTCCTTGCGAGTTTTTAACTCTTTGATTTGAGTTTCAATCATCATCAAATCTGTTGCTAGTTGGTCTATAATCATGAGATTTCCTTTCCTTCCTCATTTGGTTAGCGTTATTGCTTAACCATGTCTTATATATAATCCCATGTTATCTTATAGTCAAGTAAGTTTTTCATTATTTTTTTTATTTTTTTATCTTGTAATCTATCCCATATTATCTTATATTATAGACATAACCAAAGGAGGGTTAGGAAATGACTAAATACATCTTTGCAATATTCTATTTTTTAGCTGCGCTGTTCAGCGCACACATGTCAATCATGTTTGCTATACTTAATGAAACTTGGATATCGGTCACTTGCTTTGCGGCGGCTGGTCTGTTCTTGGTGCTGTTCTATAAAGATGGCATCATGGCTTACGAGGAGTAGGAACGGAGGATAAGTAAATGTGTAGAAGATGACGCGCCGCCGTCGAGTCTCCCACTCGGCGGCGGATTTTTTTTCGCCCCGGTTAGCTCCGGCTTGGCGCGGCGGAGCCGCAAGGCGCAAGTGGGGTTGACATTATCCATTGGATATGTCATAAAGTAGATGTCTATCACAAGTAAAGAGGAGAGAGACAATGGGTTTAGATATGTATCTAACAGCACGAAAATTTCACACCGCTTATGAAAAGGGTGATGATGGTAAACTCGTGGAACACAAGCGAAAGCTGGTCGATGGTATGCCGCTACAATCTCAAGAGATGGAGCTTATGTATTGGCGGAAGAATCACTGGCTTCACGGTTGGATTGTTAACTGCTTCGCCAACGGAGAGGATAACTGTGAGCCGATTGAGCTCGACGCGGTTGACCTTGAGCAGATAGCGCGGAAGTTGGAGAAGTGGGCTGATGACCCAGCCGAGCTTGCACCAACCGATGGCTTCTTCTTCGGGGTGCGCGAGACTGATGACAACTACGTAGAATGGCGCGACGAGTATCGAGCAGATGCGAAAGCAGAAGCTGCTGACCTACGCCGTGCAGTTGAGTGGCTTCAGGAAGATACGAAGCAGCGCGAGTGGCGGAGCGTTCAATACCAAGCCAGTTGGTAGACGGTTGGTAGACGAGAAAGGGTGGGCTTCGGCTCACCCTTTTTTTGCGCCTTAACTCATCCCCGTCGTCCCCAGGGCTCGCGATCTTCTATGTCCGGTGCAGGCGCAAGGCGCAAGAAAGTGTTTGACTATTCCATTGGGATATGTTCTATTGACGATGTTCTAAACAAGAGGAGAGGAACAATGACTATGCAAAACAAAGCTTACTTAATTAACCCGTGGCAAAACACAATTATGATTGTGGATTTTGAGTATGGCGGAAGCTACACACAAATCCGGAACCTGATTGGTACAGAAGAGGCACCCGACCCAACATTCAGCGCGGTGGATATTGACGACAAGCATTCAATATACATTGACGATGAGGGCCTGTTCCGTGAAGACCAAGCGTTCTTTCAGTTGGAGGGATATCCCCAGCCGCTACAAGGCAAGGGCCTAGTCCTCGGCATTGACTACGAGACAGGAGAGAGCGTACCGCCGACCTTGTCACTTGAAGACGTGAACGCGCTTATCCATTTCCCGATGGTGCAGCCAGTTGTGGAGCCTCGCTATGAAGTCCGCAGCTTCGACAGTGCAGCAGAGATGCTGGAAGCAATGGGAATCAACAAGTAATCGAGGTCCCTCCTCGGGGCGAGTCTTCGGGCTCGCCCCTTTTTTTGTCCAGGGGACGGCCCGGGCCGAGGCCCCCGGTTATAAGGCGCAAGGCGCAAGGGCCTTGCGCGGAGCGGACGCAAGACGCAAAAACATTTGACTAATCCAATGGAATATGTGAGGGTAAGGATATGACAAAGAATCTAGGAACATTTAAGGGATCAGCCATTTTAGCTAAAACGTCTAAAATGCCTGGTTATTCGATATCAACACCGGCGACGGATTGCATCACCGGCGGCAAACTACAAAAGCTCAAGGGCTCGGTTTGTTCAGATTGCTACGCGCTCAAGGGTTCCTATACTTTCAGCAATGTTAAACCCGCGCTCAAGAAGCGGCAGGAGTTTATGAAGTCCCCGAAATGGGTTGAGCTCATGGTTGAGACACTTAACCGGACGAAGTCCCCATACTTCCGCTGGTTCGATTCCGGCGACGTGCAGTCGGTAGAACACGCCAAGCAGATTCTGGAAGTCGTCGAGCTAACGCCGAGCAAGTTTCACTGGATTCCTACAAAAGAAAAGAAGATTTGGCGCGACGCATTGGCTGGCCGTATGGTACCGAACAACGCAGTAGTGCGTTTGTCCGCTGCTATGATAGACGGCGAGCCGCCGAAAGCATTCTATAACACGTCAACAGTACACAAAAACAAGAAGCCTAGCGGCCATATCTGTCCTGCACCGGAGCAGGGCAACAAGTGCGGGGACTGCCGCGCTTGCTGGAATCCGGAAATCCGTAACATCTCTTACAAACACCACTAGTTAGATTCGCGACGGCGACGGCGAGCTACCCGGTACCCGGGCCCCGGATCTCCTGGGAGGCGCAAGGCGCAAGGCGCAAGTCGCAAGGACGACGGCGAGCTACCCAGGGGGCCCCGGGCTCCGGACCTGGAGATCAGACGCAAGTCGCAAGAGCCGCAAGACGCAAGTCTTCATGTCCTTACCCTGCCACAAGGGGCTTGAATCTTGGATGCTGGTGCCTGAAACGTGCATCGCGTCGCCTCCGTCAAATAAAAATAGGTCACGCGTCGAGGGGCGGTGTACCAAGATAAAGGATATGCCTCCACCCCTAGAAAAGCTGGTGTTCCAAGCAATCTGGGAAGGTCTGAGGGTAATCTTATGTCCTTTTATGCACTTTAATTCTACGAAAAAAGCCCCAGAATGGGCGATTAGAACGTCAGGGATACCGCTTCCAGCGCGATTCTCAATCCTCGTGTGGTGCGTCCCCTTCGGTAGATTGTCCTTCAATCTGAGCCACAGGTTTCGTTCCGGTGTCGCCATTGTTTACCTCCTCGAAATCGCCTTCGATAAATGCCGCCGGATGCTCACTCCGGAGCTTGCCCAGTTCGGCGATAATCTGGTCACGGGTCATCTCGTCGTATTTGTGAACGTGCTGGTTCTCGCGGCGGTCAACAGTCAGGCCACCCAGCGACGAACGGATTTTCTCCGCGTTGATTGCGGCGGAGAATTGCCCACCCTCCTCCGCCGATGCTGACAGTTCGGACAGTCGTTTGAGTTGGCCTATCAGGGTCACGCCAAACTTTCGTTCGCGCTCCTCCCGAAGTTCGGAAATGTATTGGGGAACGAGTGGGAAATCTTTCCCGTTCAAAAGTTTATAGGCATACACGACAGCATTGTCTTTGCTGTATCCGGCGCGTCGCGCACACTCCGCATTTGAGTAAATGCCTTCAACAATGTTACGGGCAAACTCCCGTTGGCGGTTGGTCAGGGTCGATTTGGTGTCCTTTTCGACAGCCGTCTCCTCCGAAGTGTTTACAATGGGGTCGTCCATATAGCTTATTTCCCTGAGAT